CCAGTCGAAGCCCTCACCGCCCGCCACGTTCGATCGCAAGTACGCGCCGTCATAAATTGACGTAGCACCTGCGATGGCATCGAGATGATCGCGTCCGTCGCGCCAATCGGCGAGCGGCCAATAGACGTCGACGCCGATCGCATCGATATTCGCCGACGCCCACAATGGATCGAGATGGAAATAGACGTCGCCCGTTCCGTCGCCCGGCTGATGCCCGAAGTATTCCGACCAGTCGGCAGCATAAAGAACCTTCGTCGCCGCGCCGAGGATCGCCTTGACGTCGGCAGCGAGCGCGATCAGCACACTGACGAACGGATAAGCGTTCGCGCTGGAGCGCACGTGCGTCAGGCCGCGCAATTCCGTCCCGATGACGAACGCGTCGACACCGCCCGCGGCTTTCGCGAGATACGCTTGGTGCAAAACCATGCGCCGGTACGACCACTCGTTCGGTCCTGAGTAATGAACTGTGCTCCCCGACACCGAGAAGTCCGTGCGCGACGCTGAGCCAACGAACGACGCGATCTGACTCGCCGCAGTCGCAGTCTTGTCCGGCGTGCCTGAAACGCCAGGCGCCGGATGGCATGTGATGCGTCCACGCCAGGGATAAACGGGCTGGCTGCTGCCGCCGTAAGGATTGGCGAGCGTATTGCCCTCCGCAATGTCCATCAGAATGAACGGCGTCAGTGTCACGCTCAGTCCGCGCGCCTTGAGATCGGAGATCGCGGCAATCACAGTTTGATCGGAGGGCGTGCCGCCATAGGCTGCATTGCCGCCGCGCGAGCTGATCAGATGCGCGTTGTTTCGGTTTCGCCCCGCGACAGACCAGTTCAGCGGCGATGTCTTTTTATGCCGCGTCTCGACGCCGGGCTCGACCGTGCAGTTTCCGGCGCGCAAATCGGTTCCGAACCAGCTGACGATCAGCGACACGGACTTTGCATTGGGCAACGATGCTTCGAGCTGATCGACGGCCACCTGCCAGTCGGTCGGACCAATCAACTGGTGGACGTTCTCCGACTGCGAGATGCCGTCGTCGAACGTCTGATGTACCGGCTCCGTGGCATAGACAAACTCGCCGGAGCCCGGAATCATCACGACACCGCGAACGTCCTTCTCCGCGCTCGAAATACTGCGGAACACTTCGAATGAAAGCTGCGGCACGCGATTGCCGAATTCCGCAAGCGGCAGGCGCTCAAAAACGATATAGGCGACACCGCGATACGCTGGCGCATTCCCAGTTCCATCGCGCGCCGCGATGAGACTGTCCGGCTCTTGCGTCTCTGTGCCGGTGTGCAAGCGAAACGACGTGCGCGACAGATCGAGTTCCCGATTCGCGTAACGACGCACTCGCCGAGCGCCACCGCAAAATTCGCGTAATAACGATATTGCGTCAGCGTCGCGCCGCCACCCGAGCCGCCTTTGCCGCTACCCGCCGACTCCGTCGTCTTGACGATCTCCTCTTCGAGATCGGTCGCCCAGATGATCTGACCGCCGACACGCGCGCGTCCATAAATGCGCGGCAACGGCGAACCTTCTGTCGACGCGGTCACGCGAAGATCGCTGAGGCGCGGGCCTTCGACGGCGCGGCCCTGCCCGGACGCCCCGAACAAAGCTGCATCGACATAAGCGCCTGCGAACGCGCCGACCTGCGATCCGATCGTCGCACCGGACAGCGCCACACCGAGGAAGCCCACCCCGGCGGGCAGCACGCTGCTGCCGACCGCAGCTCCGACAGCGGCCAGGGCAAGCGTCGCCATGTCTCAACATCCTTCGTTCAAATCTGGAAACCGGAACACGCCGGCCACGCGCCGTCGCCACCAGTGCGAGAACGACACCTCGCAGACCGGCGCGCCTTCCATCGCGTGGATCATCGTCGAAGCGCTGGCGACGATAGCCGCATGCTTCGCAACGACGCCTGCACGCAGCCGAAACACGACGACATCGCCCGGTGCGAGTTCCAGCGCTTCAATTCTTTCGAGATGCCGCGACGCGGCCGCGAGCATCGTTTCCTCGCCGCCGGCTTCCGCCCAGTCGCGACTGTAGGCGGGCGGCATCTCCGCATCCGACCCATAGACATCGCGCCACACCCCGCGCACGAGCCCGAGACAATCCGTTCCGATGCCCCGAACGCTCGCCTGATGATGATAGGGCGTGCCGATCCACAGGCGCGCCGCATCGACGATGCCTGCGCGCGTCGCTCTTGCTTGCATCGATCAGCTCCGGCGTCCGACCTGCGTCAGGAATTTGTTGCCCGGCATCGACGGAAAGCCGCGAAAATTGATCACGTTCGCAAAGCGCGCTTTGCATGTCTCGACGCGCTTATCGCAACCGGCGGTGACGCTGAAGTGATCGCCCACGGCAGGAATACCTTCGGCGTCCGTCCACAGCTCGATGGCATCGGCGCCTGCGAGCTTCGCATGCGATTTGACTTCGATCTTCAATCCGTCCGACGCGCCAGATGTGAACGTCAAAAGCCCGCGCGCGAAAAATCCGCTCGCGAAACTCCCGAGCCCCGACACCGTGAAGCGACGCGCCGAAGCCGCCGAAACAACTGTTCCCGTTCCGTGATAGACGGGCGACCAGAGATCGACCGTGCAGCGCGCGTCCCCGAGATCGGCATCGCAAGTCAGCTGCAAAAGTCGGCCCTTCGGCTGCTGCAGATAATGTGCGAGACCGCGCAACTCCGCCGCAAAGCTCGTTCCGCTGCGGCGGACTTCGCCGATGCTTCCCGAACGCATCAGAACGCGCTGACTTATATCGCTCCAGTTGACGCGATGGATTTCGACGCGCGCATCGTCATAGCGCCCCGCCGCGAGATCGGCGTCAGTCAAAGTCGCGGACGACAGCGCGCCCGAGACTTCTAGATTGTCGACGGCGAGGCCAAGGCCGTCCTTGATGTCGCTTGCGGTGAAGCCGCTCGCCGCCTCGTACGTCGTGCCGTCGAACGTCAACGTCTTGTCGTGATCGGTAAACCCCATCACGACGCCGTCGCGACGCGCGATGCGCCAGCACCAGCAGAGCGTGGTCGTTCCCGACGCGAGGTGCGCAGTGAACTCCGGAGAAAGCGCTTTCATAGACGCACCTCCACGATCGGAATATTCGGAATGGCGCCCGACGTGAACCCGGAGAGATTGATTTCCAGCTTGTCGGTGTCGAAACGCACAGGCACGTCAAATTCAAACCCCGCCGTCACGTTTTGTCCCGCAGCCGGGACGTGCCCTGCGAGAAACGTCACGATACCGGTCGATGGGTTGACTGCGAAGTCCGTCCCGCTCACACGCTCGACACCCGCGACGGCTATGCGCACCGTATTCGCAACCGGCTTTTTGATATCGCGCGCCCAGGGAGCAAACGCAGTTCCATACGTTTTGCGCAGCTGAAACGCTGTCTTCGTTCCGTCGCCACTGCCGAGATCCTGATCAAGCGGCGACACGCTCCCATTCGGCGCGCACGATTTCCAATCCATCGGATCGCGCCAGCGAAACGCGTGTAGCCGGCCGCGCCGTTCCTCGAAGAACGCGATGATCTGATGCAGATCGTCGAGCGACTTGGCTCCGTAGCCCGCATTATAGCTGCGACGGCTGTCGGCCCAGCGGCTGTTGCGCTCTTCGTATCCGGAGCCCAGCACAACGACATCGGTGCGCCGTTCCGGCCCGCCCTGCGCATTGCGCGAGATAGCCGTCGGAAATCTGACGTCATGAAACGACATGAGATCACTTCTCTAGAGGTTGCGCTGACCATTCGCAGCGGCGCGTGCGATCATTGCCGCGATCTGCGTCTGCAAGCGGTTGAAGCTCGCCGCATCCGGCGTTGAAATATTGATCGTGATGTTCTGGCCGCCGCCGCCCGATGAGGCGACACCAAGACGTCCATCGGGGCCGCGCGTCAGCGGCATGATCGCTTCCGGACCTTTTTCGCCCGCGAGGCCCGAGGCGCCACCTGATAGCGGAAATGTAATTGGGCTCGCGATGACACCGCCGCTCGCGAACGGAACCGGCGTTCCATTCTGAATGACGCCGCCTTTCGCAAACGGCATCGCACCGCTGATCACGCCCTGAAACATCGAGGCAAGCCCCATCGTCAGCGGCTGCAACGCCGCCTTCAATGCCAGATTGGAAATGTTCAGCGCCAGCGACTTGAAGACATCGCCGACGTTCTTGCCTTTGATGGCAATATCGCCAAACGCCGACGCAAGCCGATTTGAAAACTGCTGTCCAAGGCGGCTCGTTGTCGCCAGGCTCGTCTCAAGCTCGCTCGTATCGGCGATAATTTTGACGTTCCAAGTTTCGAGCTGTTGCTCGTCGCTCAACGGCATCGTTTCATGCCTCACTGTCTGGGTATTGCCGCATCAAGGCATCGAGCTGCACGCGCGTCGGCGCTGCACCTTCGCTCGAAGCTCCGAATTTTCCGCGCAGGATGGCCTGCAGTTCGCGTGGCGTGAGGGACCAGAAGACGGCGGGTGCAAGTCCGAGCACACCCAGTCCCGTTTCCATCACGAGGTCCCAGCGAAAGGGTCGCGCGCTTCCCCGCTCGCCTCCGCTGTTTTGTTTTGCACCTCAGCGTTTCCGCCGCCGAATGTCGCTGTCAGAAGACGCGCGACGATGTCGACGTAACCTGCCGCACCATCCTCGCACTTCATCGCTGCAACATCGGCATCGCTCGCACTGTGTCCCGCGCCTCTAAGCCCTGCCGCGATGACACGCACACAATCGCGCGCCGAGAGACGACCCGTCTCGAAGCGCGCGGCGAGCGCAAGCATGTCGCTATCACCGAACGCATCTTCGAGTTCGGCAAGCGCACCGAGCGTCAGCACGAGCTTGACAGTCGTACCATCCAGTCGCGCCTCGATCTCACCGCGATGTTTATTGGCCACGATCGTTCTTCCACTTCATTCGTCATCCTCGGCCGAGCGACAGCGAAAGCCGGGGATCCAGCACAAAAGTGCCGAAGGCTCGATACTGCGTCTTCGACAAGTTTTGTGCTTGATCCCCGAACGCACTCGCAAGCTCGTTGCGTTCGAGGATGACGAAAACGCTACGACGCCGCGAACGTCAGCGCGCCCGCGCTTTCGAGCGAAATGTCGAACGTCACTTCAGCATCGTGACGTCCGCTGAATTCCAACGCCGTGATCTGAAACGCGCCCTGGATCGTTCCGAAATCCGGAACGATGATCTGCCAGTCGCGGATCGTACCGTTGAACGCGTAATCGCGGATCGTCACATCGGACGCTCCGTCCTTGAACACGCCCGAGCCGGTAATGCGCGCCGACTTCACGCCCGCGCCCGTCAGAAGCTCGCGCCACTGCCCGGCGCTTTCGGTGTTGGTGATCTCAACCGTCTCCGCGCTGATCGAAAGACTGCGCGCGCGAAGCCCGGCGACCGTCACGTAAACGCCCGCGCCGGTCGTATCGACCTTCAGAAGAAGGTCCTTGCCTTTTTGTGCTGCCATGTTGGGGAACTCTTTTGTTTTGTGTCCGGCGACTCCGCTCCGCGAGCCGGACGCCGGGCACGGGCTTGGTGATCGAACTTCCGTCATCCTCGAACGCAACGAGCTTGCGAGTGCGTTCGGGGATCCAGCGCAAGACTAGTCGAAGACGCAATATTTCTTACGCCGCCTCGACTTCCGTGACGGCGCGAAAGCGTGCGATGCCGTGAAATGTTTCGCCGTCGCTGTCGCGGCGAGCTTCCGAAAACTCATGTCGCAAATTGATCAACCGATGCCCCGAAAGCGTCAGGTCCTGATCGTGCAATGCCGCCCGCGCAGCCGCGATCACTTGCTCCGCTTCCCGCCGGCCACGCGCCCGCGACCAGACGTGTAGCGTCACCAGATGCTCGAAGCCTTCATCGCTTCCCGTGGACCAATCGCGCTCGGACGATTGCCCAAACGTCACGAATGGAAACTCAGTGCGCGCCGGCGCGTCATCGTAAATGCGCGGACCGCCGAGCGCCGCTAGCGTCGACGCGTCACTCGTGAGTTTCTCGAAGATCGCCTTCTGAAGCGCAAAGCCTGCACTCGACATCATTTGCCTCGCGTGTGTTGATGCTGATCATCGTTTTGACTGCCGGAGCTTGCGCGCCTTTCGCCTTGAGCTTCCGCCTCGCGCTTGGCGATCGCATCGCGCACGAGCGCCAAGGCCCGCATGCGCGCCGCCGACGTCCCGATTCCACCGATACTGACGCTCATTTTCATAAATCACGCTCCTCTACCGGACACTTCAACCACGCTCCCCGATCCTCGACGTCGATCACACCGAGAATGTCGAAGATGCGAACGCCGAAGCGGATGCGCATCTCGGGCCGGACGTCGGCGCGATGGCGAATCCAGACGTCGTGCGTCGCCGTTCCCGCGACGCGATCGAGTGTGAAATTTTCGTCCGCGCTCCGCGACCAGATCGCGGCCCAGACTTCCGCTACGGGCGTCCATTCCGTCGTCGAGCCTCCGGCGCCATCGCTCGTCCGCCCCGGCCGCTCGATGACGATGCGATGCCGGAGATCACCGGCTCTGACTGGCGCTTTCATAGCCGGATCGTTCGAAATGGATTGATGAGGTCGCTGACGGCATCTGGAATGCGCGCGCCGTCTTGCCCGATCTCGCGCGGATCGCGGTGCTCGTACCAGTGCGCGGTCAGCATCAGGATGGCGTGCTTCAGCGGCGCGGGAACGCTCGCCGCGCTATCGCCGAAACCCGCCGTCAAATCGATCTCGATGCCTTTTGCGGCACGTCCCGGCAGCGGCGGCACACTGTTGTTCCAGATGAGACGCGGCGGCCGCGATGCGAGATCGACGAGATAGCTTTGATCCGAAACGGTCGTCGCATTCCCGGACGCGTCGATGACGTGAACACTGCCGACGGAGCGTAACGGCGCCAGCGGCAGCTCGATCTCGCGCGACTTCGGCCAGCGATCGAGCGTGAATTTCCATGACTGCGTGATGAGCGCCAGCGACAGCGCCGTCTCGATGTGCAGCCGCGACGTCAGAACGAGGCTGCCGATCAGAATGTCTTCGGCATCGGTATCGATGCGCATGTGCGCCTTGGCTTCGGCAACCGTCACCGGTTCAACCGCTGGCGGGCTCGTCATCACGAGAGACATTGCATTTCCTTATTGATTGCGCCTGACGACTCCGCTGCGCGGAGCCGGCCGTCAGGCGCGGGCTTGTTGCACGAACAGAGCAACAGCAAACGCACTCGGCGGCCGGCTCGCGGAACGCGAGTCGCCGAGTGCAAACAAAAATGCGGGATCACCGTTTTGCGATGACCCCGCACACATTCCGCGCGGGCGGGAGGGAAACCCGCGAGGAATTGGGATGGACGTCATCCTCGAACGGCCGAGCCTGCGAAGCCGCATGCGCTCGGCCGAGGATGACGGGCGATGCTTACTCCGCGAACTTCAGGAGCTTGATCGCGTCGAAGTCCTGCACGCCGCCGCCGACACGCTTCGTCGTATAGAAGAGCACGTACGGCTTGGCGCTGTAGGGATCGCGCAGCACGCGAATACCGGCGCGATCGACGATCAGATAGCCGCGCGAGAAATCACCGAACGCGATCGACAGCGAATTGCTATCGATCGCGGGCATGTCCTCGCTTTCGGCGACGGGATAGCCCATCAGCGACGGCCACTCGCCAGGAGCATTCGCCGGCTGCCAGAGATAGTTGCCGTCGCCGTCTTTCAGCTTACGCACCGCCGCGACCGTCGAACGGCTCATGACGAACGTGCCGTTGGCGCGATACGGCGCCTTCGTCGCGTAGATGAGATCGAGCAGCTTGTCGCCCGGAGCAACGGCAGGGAATGCCCCCGCCGCGCCGGTCGCAACAAACCCGAGCTTGCCCCACGCCCACGAGGCGTTGGCGACGGTGTCGTAGGCGAGAAAGCCTTTCGGCTTGTTCGTGCCGTCGCCCGTAACGAAGGCCGTGCCTTCCTGCTCGGCGAAGGCGATGCGCACTTCTTCCGCAAGCCATTCGTCGATGTTGACGATCGTGTCGTCGAGCAGCGACTGCGATGCGGCGGGCATCGCATAAAGCTCCATCGTCGGGAACT